TGCCCCAATGTTCGCGGGGCGTAGCGTGCGGGTTCCCGACAATTTTGCCCACGCGTTCAGGCGTGTCAGTCAGCGCACCAGCGCCGGCGTCCAGGAGGTCATCAGGCTGGTTCTGGACTTCCGGCTTCCAGTCCTTCATCTGGTCCCAGAGCGGTCCGCACAGCACGTCGACGTGCCCCCAGAGCTGGCCGTTCGCCAGCAGCAGCGGCTCCCAGGATTCCAGGATGCGTTTGTTCTTGTTGACCGTGGACTGCCGCTCAACCACCGCACACGGAAACAGACGGCGCTGTTTCAGGGCCGCGCGCAGCACAGCCGGAGCAAAGCCGCCGATGCCATTGGTCTCGACAACGATGCGCGTCAGGTTCAGTTCCTCCACGAGGTTACAGAGCTGCCACACCTGCCCGCCGATGATGCGCTTCCCACTGTCATCGAACTCAGCCACCTCGCCCGTCAGCTGCTCGATTCGGTGAAGGTAGCGGCGCCCATAAAGGTCCTGCAGCACCACCGAGACGGCCGAGACGTCCGACCGCAGTTTGCCGCTGGATGGATCCCATCGAACCGCAGCGCCAGCAATCTGGACGCTGCCAAGGAACATGGCCGTTGTGCCGTTCGCCTTGCGGATGACGGGCTGAAGCTCATAGGGCACGATTCGATCAGGATCGAGGCGCACGCGCGTAACCGGCTTCGCGTGCAGCTGGTACTGGGAATCCCATTCGCCGATCGTGCGCGTCTGCTGGCGGCGCAGCTGCATTTCCTCAGCATCGAACCGCTCTGGCCAAGCGGCGCCGGCATAGCAATCGATCAGGGCGCCGGCCGGATTGTCCAGCAGCAACACGGTGCCCTCGACCTTGTAGTCGATGCCTTCCACCAGCAGCCGCGCTGTCTCGCCGATCCCCATGAACACGAACTCTGGGCGGAAACCCACTTGGTATCGCCCGCGCTCGGCCTTCTCGATGCGGTATTCGTCACGGAACATGCGGACCACCATGGCCTTTGCGCCCTGCCGCTTCACGTCCTCGTAGATGGAATCGTGGGTGTGCGGGGTGCCGATGTAGAGCTTCGGGGCGCCAGGAACAGCAATATGGATCTGCTCCCCCAGCCTGTAGCGCAGCTTCTCGCGCGCCTCGGGCGTGCCGATGTTCCCGGGCACTTCGATATCGTCGTTCTGGATGAAGTCAGCGCGCGAACTGGTGGTGTTGGACAGGATGCCGCGTGCGTACATGCTGGCGTTGCGAGCGTCATGCGCAGCGGCGCCATCGACCCACCACTGCTCGATCGTGCCCATGCTCGCCGGCAGCAGGTCGCGGGTAAGCGGGTGATTCCGCAGCACGTTCTGGGTGCCGCGGCTGGTCTTCAACGCGGTGCTGTCCGACTCGGACTGGTGGAGGATGCGGGTCATCCGCCAGCAGTAGTAGATCCAAGCATTGAACACTTCCAGGATGGTCGACTTGGCGTGGCCACGCGGCAGCATCAGCAGTAGCAGCGGAGAGTTGCTGCGCCATGCTTCCTCCAGGAACACGCACACCCGGATGTGGAGCTCGGGAACGTCCCACCCCATGCGCTCTGCCCATAGGAAGAAGAACGCCAGGAAGCTGATCTTCGGAGTGATTCGGATCCGCTCAGGCGTTGCCATCCGCCCTCACCCCAACGCGCTCCAGTAGCTTTCTGGCCTCCTTCTCGGCGCGCTTGATATCCGACGCCGGATCATCGTCGTCGCCCGACTTGCCGCCGCCGGTGTCGCGCAGAATTTGCTGCAGGCGGCCCAGCAGGGCCACCGACTGCACAGCCGTCTTGCGGCACCACGCCGCGTCGCCCCGCTCCTCCTTGGTCATGTCGCACAGCGGCTTATTGGCCGCCGTCCAGTTCGCCGGGTCCGCGTCTCGGATGGCAACCTCGGCCAGTGCTTCGGAAATGTCTGCCAGGCGCTGGCGCTGATCGTCACGCATGGGTCACCTCTTCGGCGGTCTCGGCTTGAATGCCCAGAGGGCAAGGACGGATGCGAGCAAAGGAATCACGAGGATCAGGATGTTGGAGAGATCCACGGTCGGCGTCGGCGCCATGGTGCCAACTCGGAGTACGACGCAGAGAGTGGCGTACACCAGCCCGCCCCCCAAAAGGGCCGCAAAGAAGGCGGCTGTCAGGCGCTTCCACCCGTAGGTCAGATTGCGGCCCTTGATCATTGCGTAATAGCTCAAGGGGTACATCAGAAGAATCGGAAACAGAACCTCAGCCATCATCCCCGCGAAAATTGCACCTGGACCCATCATCCTTCTCCGGTTGTAGCTTCCAAATTCGGAGCCCGATCAGGCACGGCCTCACCGGGTTCCCACCAGTACTTCTGCCCGAACTCACGCTCACTGCGCTGCTTCATTCTGCGCAGATAGCCGGGAGAAAAGTACTCCTGCAACTGATGGAATATCAGATGGTCCATCGCGGCCTTTGTGTACCAGAGGTTTGCGCCGGGCATATTGCTCTTGGCGAACCTGACCGCCTCCGCCCCCGCGTCCACTTCTTTGCCCTGCGCTGCCTTGACCGCGTTCCCTTGGGTGAGCCCGAACGCGCTCTCGAACAACCCCACGACCGGCCCCAGCAACGAGGCCACTGGACCTTGCCCGTAGCGGGTAGTGTCCGAGAAGAGGAAGTCGCCATACAGACCGAGCGATCCACCTTTGAGCATCGCCGCCACCCAGAATCGACCGTCGGTCATCTTTCGCGGATCTCGGCCAGTCAAGACTTCGCTGATCTGCATTGACATGGCGCCCATCACCGTGGTCGAAGCAATCAGCGCGGCGAGGTATGCGGCGCGGCCGGTGCCCGTCGGCATGGACCAGCCGCGCTGTAGGTGCCTTGTCAGCATCGCTATGGGGAACGATTTGAACAGGAAGACCGAGCGAGCCAGCTCTCCTTTCCAAGTGCCACGCTGCAGGCCGGACATCATCAGTGCCCGCTCCCGCGCACCAGGCTCGATGACAGCCATGTCCGTTTCCTCCAGCACGACACCCAGCAGTCGCGTCGCGGCGTTCTGCCGCAGGGTGGTCGGGTCTCCCATGCTTGCCAGCGCAGAGTCGGGGATGCGGTAGATCGAATCTGGGGTAAGCATGGTGTCGTTCCCGCCACCCCAGTCTTCCAGTTGGGCCAGTTTCCATACCTTGTAATCGCTATCCGTGATCCCCTTCGAGAGCAAGATACGGTGGTCGGCAGCATCGATCGCCTTCAGGCTCCCGTGATCCCGCACCACCGCCCCCAGCGCGTGCATGAAGGTTACGCCGTAGGCACGTTTCCGTGCCTCAGTGATTGCATTCAGTCCGCTGGCCCTGAGCGTGGCACCGGCCAGCTTGCTGGAGAACGTGCTGGTGAGGCTGTCGCTGCCGAATCGATTGAGCGACGACAGCATCGTGTTCATGGCCAGGCCGGCGCGCAGGGCCATGCGCTTCTCCACCTGGTTTGCCGGGTTCAGCGCGGCCAGTTCGTTGGCGAACAGGCGCATGGCCGGCAACTTGTTCACATGCGCTGACAGGTACATCGTCGCGTCGTCCGAGAACGAGGTGATGACGGCTGATCCGAGGCGAGACGACACGAGCCAGTTCCGCACCGTGTCGAAGGTCTCCGCCAGCCTCTTGGAAGCCACCGGCAGCGTTCGGCCGGCCACCAGGTTGTAGAGGTTCTCGGAATTGATCTTCCGCTTTTCGAGTTTCCCAGCATCGCCCGGGTTGAGAAGGACCTGATCCTGCAAGGCCTTGTCGCGGAAAAGTCCGAATGCAAGGTCAGGGTTGGGGCCGAACGTCTCTACCAGGGCAATGTCCTTGGACACCCCAGCGATGTGGCCGGTCAGCACCTCATAGAGGGATCGCTCCCCGTAGCTTTGCTGGTACTGCAAATAGGCATCGCCGTCTTTGAAGTGAATCTGCCGAGACTCGTTGCCACGGTTGGCGCGCATCCCACCGCCCGCGCCACCTCGGCCAGGCTCCAGCTTGTTGATTCCGCCAGTGGCGATGCTCATCCACGCGTGGTTGAGAAAGTCAGCCACCTCCAGATCGGTCATCCGCGAACCGTCCTCGTTCATGTAGCGCTTGCGGTCAAGGAGGGGGATCACGTCCCGGATCCAAGCATCGCGAGCGAAGGCCATAGGCGGTGGCGTGCCACGGAACTTGGCCTTCCTCCGATCTTCTGCGGAAAGGGTCTGCAGCCAAGCCTCCCGGCCTGCCGTGGCCACCTGTGATTGGGAGTGGTGGTGCGGCATACCCCAGTCATCGAGCTGGCCGACGTCACCGCCAGAGCGGTTGAAGCGCTCGCGCAAGGTGCCGGTGATCGAGTGGAAAACCTTCGCGCCCGCTGCCGCGTCGGCGTCCCCGGTGGTCTGCCCGTGCAGCTCGCGCACCAGGTTGGCGACGCCCTCTGGGTTCTCCAGCAGGCCGAAGAACTTCGGGTTCGTGGCCTCGAGCGTGTCCAGCATCTGGCGCAGCGAATCGCGCTCGATCGTCTTTGCCCGCGTCTCTACGGACATGGCGTTCCCCCGGCCATCGGCATAGAACGCCACCATGCGGTCCAGGCCGTCGAACTTGTTGGCAAACTGGTTCAGGTGGTTCTGCACCCGGTCGTGCGCCAGGATGGTCAGGGCCACGCGCTGCTTCTTCTTCGCCGCCTCGTGCACCAGCTCCTGGGCCGCAGTCCTTGCCGCCTCGGTAAGGCGCTGCTCCGGGGACCGTGCAAGCGCAGCCTGCGGGTCGCGCACGGCCGCCTGCCGCATGTGGCGGCTGATCCGGTCCTCGATCCCCTTCACCTCTGCAGCGTTCAGGCGGCGGCCGATGGCCAGGCTTACCGCATCAATGCACTCAGACCTCATCAGGCGAACCTCAACGAACATGCAACAGCGGCCGCGAAGCCGCGGGAATCGTTCTCTGCCTGGGCGATATCTGCT